TTTGCTTGATTCGATATAATGTTGCGTCTTTTACAATATCTGCCATTTGTTCTAATTTTGTTCTACTAAAAGTTTAGCATTTACTAGGTTTTATTTTATTTGATCTTTATATCAATTTTTAATAGATTTTATATATAAAAAAAACAAAGGAGAGAAACATGAATAAATCATACCCAATATGGAATGAAGTAGAAGATAACAATGCTAAATCAAATGGCGTAGTTAAAAATGAAAAAATAAATGTTAAAGTACAAGGTAAAGATACTGATACTTTTCATTTCTTAACTACAGAAATAAAAACATTTACATCAATGTATGGAGAAAAATTTTATTTATTTTATATTGATGGAGAGTTAGTAAAAGAAGCATCTTATAATCCAATTCAACAAAAGTTTGAAATGCGATCAAAGATACACCCTAGAAATTTTATTCAAAAAGACATGCTTTTGGAGTATCATACTCCTAGTATTACAGAAGAAGTTACTAGACATTCTAAAAATTAAAATAAAATTAATTAACTAATGAAAGAGGCGATCTTAATGGTCGCCTTTTTTATATCTGTTCTTCTTCAACTGTTTCTTGTTCTACTTCTTCTTGTGTGAATTGACCTACTTCTGATGCTTGGTCTATCTCATCAAATATTTCGTTTAATTTATTATCATCATCAATAACTGCTCTTGCAATTTCTTTATCAACTTCTTTAGCAAATGTAGATGAACCAATATTAAGTGCTTTAGCTTGTTGGAAGTACATAAGATCACTTGCGTAATCTCTAATGTTAAATGAATCAGGATAATTAATTTCTCCATCAAATGTAGCATTTTGAAATAAAGCATATAATCTAAATAGTTGTTCTTCTGCTATTTGTAAGTTGTCAGCTTTCTCTGATAGTCTAGCATTTAATAATTCAAATTCTGTTTGTAGTGCAACACCAGATGTTATTCCTGTCTTTTGAGTTCTAACAGCCCCTGTATGTGCAATTCTATTTATAGAATTTACTTTGTTATTTATAGACTCCATAATAGCTTGTAAGTTTTGGCCAGATGGTTGTAGTAAATATGGTTTTAAGTTTGGCTCTAATTCATCAGGCATTTCTATAACTGCACCAGCACCAGCACTAGCATTTACACTTGGAGTTTTAACTAGACTTGGGTGGTTAGTTAATCTTATTAGTTGTTCCATTTCAGAGTATTCATTGTAAATAGATTTTTGTAGATCAGCTATGTCAGTTAAATCTGATTGACCAATTCCTCTTTTGTGTGATTTAGCATTGTATAAAATAACTGCTGGTATTTTACCAATCATATTTGGAACGCTATCTATTAATCTAGGCTCATCTCTTTCTTGCATGTAGATAGTATCAATTTTATCAGGATACCAAATTCTCATGTATGTACCACCATTTCTATCTACTTCTTCTCTAACTTTTAAATAGTTAAGTTCGTACTTACCATTAACTTGTCTTTCAAAATTCCAATCTAAAACATTCTCAGGAGTAACGATTGATAAGTATGGTCTAATATCTTGTTCTAATTCTTCTGCTCTAGTGTTTGTTGTTACATTAGGTTTATCTAAAACCATAAAACAATGGCCATAGATTGAAGCATAGTTTTGAGCCTGTTTAATTACAGAGTTTAAATTGTTACCCTCAAGATCAGCGTCTTTTAAAAAGTTTTCTAAACTAGGTTCATCTTGCATAGAACCAAAATCTCTACTTGGTCTAACTCTAAATAAGAATGATGAATAAATTTGTATAATATTTTTACAATGGTTATCGCATGGTGTGTTTGCTAATCTTTGATTAAACTCGTTATCTAATTCTAAATTATATCTGTTTAGGTATTGGCCTATCATGTAATCATAGCCACCATTATATGATCTAATATAATACTCCCAATTATTAACTGTTTCAGAATAGTCTTTGTGTGTATCTAATGCTTGATCTCTAGTGTATGCCATAAATTACTTCATTGTCCATCTTGTTGGAGAGTTAAATCTTGCCTGAGTAGTTAATGGTTTTAAATAATCAATCATATAACCTAGTGCGTCATTCATATGATCGAATCCATCTTCCTTATCAGGAATATTTGTATTCTCCTTGTATATTTGTCTTTGTAACCCTTTTATCAGCGTTTTGCAAGAATGTGAAACAAAAATATGTCTTTCGCCATTAGAATCTTTAAGCCTACTGTTCACAGCATTGACTCTATCTCGTATTGCTGGGTGTTTGTGTTTTACTTTAACTTTAAATCCAGCGTTCTGTAAAATAGATAAATCAGTTCTTCCACCAGCAGAAGTCTTACGCTGTTTAGATGCTGGGTCAGGATATATAAATATTTGCATTTTAGTTCCATAACGATCTCTTAGTTCTTGCACCATTTCATCTGTATTACTTCCATAAATGATAACTTCATCTACAAAATAAACTTTATCTTTTTCTATTTGCCCAACACAGGCTGACATAGGGTCAACATTGAAGTCCATTCCTATATGCAAAGGCTTTTCCCAATCTATCTGTCGTTTAACAACATTATCTACAGGGTGGAAGTTATAATAAACACTACCAGCATAATTTTCAAATGTACCCTCAAACTCTTGTCTAAAAGTTCTAATATCAATATCTTGTTTAGCTTGTTCTATTTCCTCTTTAGTAACCATACCACCTTGTATTGTAGTAAATTGAAAAGACTCCCAATCGTTATCTTGCTTACCTTTTAAATATAATTCATAAGACCAATTACCATATCCTTTTGGAGTACCACAAAATAGTACATGGCCTAATCTGTCAGATATACTTGCTCTTAATACTTCGTACCAAGTACGCTTATCTATATCTGCAAACTCATCTAAGATTAAAAAGTCTAATCCTGTACCTCTAAGTGAATCATAGTTATCAGCACCCTTTAATGAGATTGTACTATTCGATTGTCTTATCGTAATAGTCATTGTAGTTTCGTTTATATCCTCAATCCAATTAAACTGATTAAGCATTTCTTTAAGAGTTCCCCATACGATCTCTTTGGCCATTTTAAATGTAGGTGCTACATACCAAATTCTTCTATTTGGCTGACAGGCATATTTCATCATTTCAGTTACAGCTAGGTAAGTTTTACCAAATCTACGACCTGATATTAAAACTCTAAACCTTGATTTGCTTGATGATACTTTAAGCTGGGGTTTTGTTAGAGTGATTTTCATTACAAAAGTAAGATATATATAATTTTTCCTTGTTAAATCTTTCTGCGTATTGTTCTGTAGTTATTATAGTGACTTCTGCTCCACCCTTAACACATTCTGTCCATGAATTAAAATCTTTTTGAACTGCTATAGGGTTCTGGCAATACCCTGTGATTGCAGAGCATAGAGAAAATACTAAAATAAACTTCATTGTTTAGACACTATCTTTTTAATAGATTTACTGCCATCAATATTTTCTTCAAGTTCTGCTTGTACTTTTCCACATTTATATTCAATATTATCTCCTGTGTTTGTTCTTTCAGCAAGTCTTTTGCCTTTAAGACAATCAGACATTTTATTTTGGATTCTATGTTCTTGTAACTCTCCAGCTACAAACATACAAAGGGCAACCACACTACTAATAATTGTTTCCATTTTGTCTTACCTTATCTTTTAGTTCTTCAATATCATCTAATGCTTTTTTTAATTGTGCCTCTATGTGATCTAACATAACTTGAGTATGAATATTTTTATCTAAAAGTTCTTGGTGCTTTTCTACAGTTTCGTATAAATCTTCCAATAAAAGATATTGCTCTTTGTCTGTAGTTGTTTGTTCTGACTTTTTAAGTAGATCAGAGTTCATTAATTCTCTTGATGTTTCTAAACTTGTTAATCTTGCAGTAACTTCTGTATAAGCAAATATACCCATAGCAACTCCCACAATTATTCCAACCATATTTTTAATTGGCATAGCTACATTTGTATTTTCTGATATTTTCACATTGGCCTCACGCATAAAGTTAAAAATACAAAACCTAAGATCAACATTCCTGTAAAATAATAATTCATAATCCTACCCATATTATTTAGCAACCTTGCCTTTATTAATTCCTTTTTTAATTACATATTCTCTAGTGCCATTTGCATTAGCCTCTACTTCTTTTTTTAAATATCTAAATAAGTTCATTTCTTTTAACTTCTTTTCAGCATGTTTCTTAAACGACTCTAAAACTTTTATATCTCTCATCTTTTTTTCTTCTTTTTAAGTTTAGGGTCATCAGAAACAAATCTATCAAACAGATAACCCATAAAGTTATCTACCATTCCAAAGACTTTATAAATTATATTATCAATCATACTTTGAACCCTTTTTGCCATGCTCTGATACTCCAATATGCTGGAGATAGAGTCTTTTGGCCTCTTACCTTTTTAAGAACTCCACCCATACGAGCCATGAATGATCTTTTTCTTGCTGGAATATGCTTCTTAATTGACATTTCTTTAGAGCCAAAATTAACCTTTTTAACTCTGCCAGATGATCTGTCTTTTACAAATACTTTAAACTTCTTAACATCTCCACGCATGGGTTTGTTAAGTTTAACAGTTTTGTTTTTGTATTTAGCCATAAAAGACTAAATATCATAAAACTATCTTTTAAAGAACCTTTTTCTCCATTCGTGGCAAACATAAGTATCTTTAACACCTTTACTTCCCCACCTTCCACAGAATGATCTTTTGTTACTGTAGAGTCCACAGTTACCACAGGCTTCTGGTTTCATACTTTTATGAAATGATTGTGGTAGAGAGTAATCTATTATCTCTCCATTTTCATAGAAATTACTTCGTTTCTGTTCCATTCTCTACCAACTTTCTTAAATCTTTAACAGCATCTTCAAGTTTCTTTTGTCTTCTTAAAGCTATATCTCTTTGAATTTTTACTTGCTCTAACTCAGCTTTCATCTGATCTTTTTGTTGTCTTAATTTTAAAAATGTATTCTCTCCAATAATATTACTTTCCTTGTCCACGATCTTTTCCTTTCCCTCGTTGTCTTCGTTTGTTTTTATTCATTGTACTTGTTATTGGCTTTCTACCAATAGAAGTTCCTTTTACAGTTTTAGTGTATTCTATAGTTGCACCAAATAGATTACCTTTTTTTTTAGCCATTTACCTCGTCAGCTTTAGCATCAATGATTAATGGTAGAGGTTCAACAGTTTGTGTGGTGTGTATCTTATCAACCATGTTAAGTTCGTTCTTAGATAACCAGATTAATAACTTAGGGTCGCCTTTAAGTGCTTTCTCCCATAGCTTCTTTCTTAAACTAGCTTTACCAATGTTTTTGTTTTCTGCTACTAAATCGGCATATCGTCTTTGTAATGTTCTTGCAGATATTCCTACAACAGAACCTATTTCTTCTTGGGTACAACCTATCTGACTTAATTTTGCGATAACATCTTTATCTAGTTCTTTCTTGGGTCGCCCAATAGATTTAGACTCTTTTGTGTCAACTGCCTTATTTTTGTCGTTTTTCATAATCTTATATTTCTATCTTTTTCATCTCTTTTATGCAACCAATAGGAAAGACATTTCTATCACTAAAAGATTCTTCATTCTCATCATAACTAGCAAATGTTTTTAGATGTTTGTTATCTTTAGAATAGACATAGCCTGTAGTTGTCATCAGGGCTGGTTTCATATTATCGAATTCTTTAGTTCCAGCATGGCCTGAATCTCCAAGAATATCGTACCATTTAATTTCATAAAAGTAATATTTCTTATTCGATATTGAAATGTGTCTAAATTTTGACTTTTTTCTGACCATTTAATGCTTCTTACTATTATCGCTTTCTACTATAGCTTTGTAAAATTCAAGTTGCATCTTTAACCTTTTATTTTCAATAGAGAGATTAATCAATCTTTTTCTGACATACTTAAATATTCTTAGTATCGCACCCATTAGTAATCTTTGATTGGTTCATCTTTGAATTTATGTTTTAGGTATTTTTTTCCGTCTTTTTGCAGAACATTATACATTCCCTCAGTACCAACCTTTTTATACCCACTATTAACAACCTCATCTTTGCTAGACTTACTATTTAGTATATGTGTATTAGTATTGTTATTTAGTACTTGTTGAGGTAGGTGGTTAGTAGGTGGTTGGTCGCTGTCCACATATTGATATTTGTCATAATTAACAAGCCTTATTAGAGTAACTTTTCGGCTAGGGTGGTTTCCATTGGGTTGAAGCTGGTTAGTCCTAGTGGTAATCATGCCTCTACGCACAAGCCGTAGTATAAAAGACCTCATCTCGGTATATGTCATGCCAAATCTTTTAGCTGTTACTCTTAATGGCATAATCATTTCTCCTCTACGAACAAATATCTCATTTTCTAAAAACCTTAATTTTTTTTCTTGGTGTGATGCAGATGATATAAAATATATCCAGCAACTTGCTTGAAGTAGATTTTTAAATACAGGATTTCTCCATATATCTCTATAAACTAAAAAATACCCAGATCGTTTAGCCATTCTTACTCTCTTTCTCGATCATCTCGATTAACTTTTGTTTTGTATATCTCTTTAACAGAGTCTTAATTATATTTGTGGTCTTTTTTTGTTTTTCATATTCTCTAGCACGATTGCTAGATACAACCTCAAAATGTTCATCTCTCATTTCAGCCATTGTTCTCTCCCTTGTTATAGTTAAAAAAATTATTCGCTTCTTCTATATTTTCAATCTCTTTTAAAGTTCTTTGTAACATTTCGTGTTCTGTACCATAACGAGCTTCAAATTGTTCTTTGCAGTTATGAATACTAAATTGTCCTTGATGATGTTCTCTGCAAAGAGGTATAGTTTGGTAGTGGCCTGATCTCATGCCCATTCCTAGCCCAATGGGTCGTATGTGGTGGACATTAGCTGGTCTTTGGCACACCAGACACCCTAAACTAGCAACCTTGTTTAAATGCTCTCTCTCGCCCTTTGTTGCTACTTTCTTTTTTGCCATACTATCGCTTGTTTTCCATATTTAGTTTTTCTAGTCTTACCAGAATTTTCTATCAAGTTTAATTCCTGTAATTCATGGACTCTACCACAAACAGAACTTAAAGGCATATCTAACTCATCTGATATTTCATAATTAGTTAGTGCGTTAAGTTTTATAAGATCATAAACTTGTTCTCTTTTAGTTTTAATCTTAGGCTTTATTGTGGCTAGTGCTTCTTGGCTAGTCTTGGTGTAATTACAAGACTCGTAATCAGTATCAAATATATCTAGTTGCTTCATCTCGTTTTCTCCCTGTTATGTGCTGGGCTTTAGAGAGAGAGGCTAAAACCCAACACGAACTTGTTACCAAGTTATAAGTATTTGATATGAAAAATAAATACTTCGTTCTTTGCAGAACATAATCTCTCTAACATATTTTTTATTTATAATCATATCTTTAATTGATTCGTTTATAATTAATTTTAAAATAAAAAAAAGAAAATTCTAACGAAATTAGAAAAATAACTAAAATAATGTTAAAAAAGCTATATTTTATGCGATAAATAAAGCTATTGCAATTACAACCTATTTATAGTTAAATACTTAAATATGTTAATTAAAAAAAACACTAAACAAGGAGAGAAAAACATGACTAAAAAAAATATAGAAAAAGTAAGTGTAAGTATGTCAATTACTTTTAATGATACAAATAAAATACACTGCGTTAATCAGGTGAAAGAATGGTTTTTAAATCAATTTAAAAAATCTGGTGCTAGCGATTATGTGGTTATCAATGGAATGAGATGTGATCTATATACCAAGTATAAAAGTACAATAGATGGATCAATTCAAATTGCTGATACTATGCAACCATTAAAAGATCATGATATTTTTATAGATATAGAAAAAAAAAGTAAAGTAAAAAAACATTGGAAAGAACTTACTGTCCAAGAATGGTATGATTACAAAAGAGGCGATTCTAATATTGAAGTAATAGAGGAGAGAGCATAATGAAAAAAATAGCATACTATACTTTAGGTTTTATTTTTTCAGGTTTATGTTTAACTGCAATCATGTTAGGTTGCTTAATTCAATTATCAGGGGGGAGTATATAATGAGCAATTTTCAAATTAATCAAAAGTTGTCTGACTCAAAATCAGGCAACTACTTAATTCAAGTTACAAAGATTGGAGATAGAAGAAGATCAAAGTTTTGTTCTTACGAATATTACTGTGATGTTGATTTTGTAATTTCTGATCTTACTAATCCTGATAAAAAAAATGGTGTTGTATGTTCAGGCTTTGGTTCTAAACCAATAGAACTAAATTCTAACATAAAATATTATAATAGTATGTATTGGGATTGGCAGAACTTTGAAGATGAACTTTTAACTAGATTGTTAAGAGATCAAAATAATATAAATCAAAATGGGTATTACCCAAAGGAGAGAAACTAATGGACATAAATATAATTGAACAAAAAATATTAAGCAAACCTTATAAAAAATCTAGTAAGTGTACTATGTTTGGAATCAATCTTGGTTTAGAATTAAATCAAAGATTAACAGATTATGCTTCTAAAAAAAATGTATCTAAAGCATCAATAGTTAAAAACTTATTAACTGCTTATCTTGATGAAAAGGAGAACAACTAATGAGAATACCAACTAACTCAAACTTTAGTAAAGAGATTGCTAAAAAGTTTAAAACAATTTTCCACCGAGATATGACTCTTGGTGGATTACAAGATTTACAGGACGAACTTAATTTAATTAATCCTGTGGATACTTATTTGCAAAAGCAAGTAAGTCATTTGGAGAAAGCCAATGCAACAACCAAAACATCTGTTCAAGATGCAAGAGCAATTAGATCGACAGAACCAAAAGGAAAAGGATTTGTTAAAAAAATTGTTCAAAATAAAAGAACAGAAGAAGAATTTGCAGTTTAAACTTCATCACTTGAAGTATCATCAGCCAATTCTTTAGAGAGTAAAAAAAAAGGAAAACGATATGAAAAAAACAATACTTTTATGTGGGCTACTTGCCACCCTATTACAAGCCTGTAGCTATCGCCCAATAATTGATAGTTCAGGAAGATCAGGTACATTTGATAGTGATAGAGCAAATTTAATTACTAATGATATTATTTTATGCGAACAACTAGCTGATAAACATACTAATGATTTAGTGGAGTCTTATAAGGTAGTCCATAATTGGTATCTAAGACCAAGCACTTTATGGCTTATGCCTAAAGCTGAATATACTAACAAAAAACTAATCAGAAATTGTCTTACTAATCGTGGACATTCTGTAATTAACTAGGAGAAAACATGAACAAAAATAATACAGTAGAAGAAATCAACATATCAGTTAATAATCTATTAGAAGAATGGAATATTAGCAAAGAACATAACGATAAGATTGTTACTCAGGTTATAGGGTTACAATTAAGGAAGATAAGATTGGTTAATAAAATGACCCAAACTAGAGTTGCTAAAGCAATCAGCGTTACATTTCAGCAGATTCAAAAATACGAAAAAGGCCAGAATCTATGTAATCCGATAAATCTATTAGCTTTGTCAGAATACTTTAATGTAACATTTGACTATTTTGTAAAACCAATTATCAATAAAGAACTTACATTATTAACTAAAAGGAGAGAGGCAAATGTATATCCGTTCAAACACGACTACAACATGGCAAGATAAAAGAATAAAGGCCATGAATAGAATAATAAGCAAAAGTAAAGCTAAGAAAGAAATTACAGAACACTATCTAGCAGAATATAATAGGGTATGTGTTTCTAAAGCAGAAAATAAACAACAATATAAGGGAGAGAATAATGTCAGTAATAACTAGAGAAGATAAAAATAATAATATTATCGAGTTTAGACCATTAGATAAAAGATATAGATATAAAGTTAATGGAGAAACTAAAAGAGGTGTAACAACTTTAATTGGTGCTAGATTTGGTAAAGCACCACTTATGCTATGGGCTAAAAAATTACCTTTAACTGCACTAGAATGGCAGTTAGAAAGTGAGGGTAAGTCTAAAGATTATATTTATAATTTTATAGATGGCCTTAAAAAGAAAATAGCAGAATTAGAAATTAAAGATGCTACCACAGGAACATTAATGCACTCTTATTGTGAAGATTATATTAATGGAAAAAAGGTAGTGCCACCAACAACAGAACCTTTAATAACTATGTTTGGTAAGTTCACTAAATGGTGGGATAGTAAAGGTTATAAAGTTTTAGCTACAGAGCAAACTTGCTATTCTAAAGATTTAGATGTTTGTGGTACTTTTGATGTAATAGTTCAAAATAAAAAAGGTAAAAATGTTTTATTAGATTTTAAAACATCTAAAGACTTTTACCCAGATCAACCAATACAAATTGCTACATATAAAAAGCTAATAGAAGATTCTACTAACTTAAAAATAGACAGTTATGGAATAGTTAAGATACCTAAAGACCCAACACAAGAAGTGTCTTTGCGTATGTATAAGCCTGAACCAATTTATTTAAAAGGTTTTAAGGCTTGTAAATTTCTCGATTCATTTGAACGAGATTTCTTAAAAAAAACAAAAGAGTACAACAAACTAAAAAAAGGATAAAAACATGTATCAAAATAATAAATCCAATTATTCTAAAGGGTTCTGTGGTCTTAGCCTCAAACTCTACGAAACTCAAAAGAGAGCACCAAGCTATGAATATAGTGCTTCATCAACCAAATCTAAGTTTATGTGTAGTTTAACAAAAAAACTATATGGATTAACTCAAGTTATGGATTGGTATAATACTCCTGAAGTTCAAGCATATGCAAAAGATGGATATGTTTTAAAATGGGGTTCTAAAATACAAGATGCTAAAGAGAATAAATATTCTCAGACAGAGCAAGTAATATCAATCTATATGGTTAAACCTAGACCACAACAACCTAGTGTAGATGGATTTAAGCCTGTAAGTCAAACTATGCCTAGATATACTGAGCAACAAATGACTCAGGCTCAACCATCAGCACCAGATCATGCTATGCCTGTTGAGAAAATGTCAGATATGGACGATGAGATTCCGTTTTAATGGCCAAACTATCTAAAACTCAAGAAGAACTTATTAGCGATTTCTATAACTTAAAAAAAGATTTCGCTATTAAGTTAGAGGAAATACAAGCATTGTATTTGGAAGTTAAACAACAAAGAAACTTAGCTGAAAAATATGAGTTAGAAAACAAACATTTAAAACAACAAATAAAACAATTAGAACAAGAAGCAGAGGAGATGTTATTATACCCATGATTATATTTGGAAAAACTAAAAGTGATTGGAAAGTATTAGAACTACATTATAGACGAGAATGGATTTGCTTTGTAGTAGGATTTTTGCTAGGAGTTATATTGATATGAGTCTTAGCGATCAGTTATATAAAAAATTAGAAGATGCCTCTAATGAGTGGGCTGAATGGCAAAAGAAAACTATTATTTTAGATGAGGGTAGAAAAGCAGTTTTTTCTTCATGTGTAATTAAACATAAAAAGTTAGTTAAGACTATGAGTGAAGCAGAGCATGAAGCAAGAATAGACCCTGAATATAAAATGATTGTTGAACAATATGCTGAGGCTGAAAAAGAATTAATTAAAGCTAGATATAGGTACTCCAATATAGATAGATATGTCAGCTTAAAACAATCAGAGTTAAAAAGAGATTTAGCTTTGAATAGTAAGGTTTAATGAATTCTACTAACGATATATTGATTTGCTCCCGATATATGAGTTTAGTAGATAGAGTGGTCAGCGAGAGTTGGCCACTTGTTAAAAAGAATTTTGGGAAGAATAACGATAGTTTTTATAAACAGCTATCACTTTGAATTGACCCAAAATAACTAGGGTAGTTTTGCTCTCTCTTTACTGCCCTAGTTTCTAGTAATATCAAAATATTTTAAATCAGTATCTTCGTGTATGCCTGTATAAGAGTATTCGTAATTAATTAAATCAACATCACTTCGTTTTTTAATTTCTTCTACCATCTCATTAACTTTAGTGAAGTGTGGGTAAGTATCTATGAATCTAAAGTTGACATAACTACCATAAGGATTGTTACTTGTTTCTAATTGTAGTTCTAAATCTGTGATTACAGCATCAACTTTTATTTTGTCCATTTGGACATGATACTACTTTTTCTTAAATGCTGATACACCTTTTATTCCAAGAACAGAACTGTAGCCACCAATAATTAAACCTTGTAGCCATAAAGGAAACCTATCTATTTGATCGAAAAAAGCGTCTAGCTTTGCAATGACATTTGGGTCTTCACTAAAAATACCATATGCACATACTAATAAAGGAATTGAAATTAAAACCAATACGATTTCGTCTTTCCAATCATTAGCTTGATGTTCTTTGATAGTTTTGACCATTTCGATCTCCCCATCAATAACTCTTTGCATTTGTTTTTTTTCTGCAACAGATTCTAATATCTTAGCTTCTTTTTTATTCTTCCAAATTTCAGCACCTGTTTTTAATCCAAACTTAACTAATCCTAGCCACATATTATAAATAAGTATTACTTGTTAAAAAAATTAATGTTGTCCAATATACCACAAGAATAGAATAAATAAAATATGTGAAGTTCATTCACTCCTAATATTCCTTATTTTTTATTTTTCAACTCTTTTGCTAGTTCGCAGTAATGAATTATCTTATTCCACTTCTCATCTGGGTTTTCGCCTTGCTTTTCTCTCAAGCAGTATTTGATGATATTGCCTTGTATGAAATCTAGCTTATTGGCCACTATAAACTCTATAGGCTGTATCTTATAGTCCTTGTAGTGTGTACCACCTATTTGCTTGTCAGTAGCCCTCTCTGTGGCTCTCTGTGGCTTTAAACTAGACGATTTTCCCAATCCAATCCCCTTTTTTATCTAAAACCATAGGATATAGTCTAGGTTGACCATTTATGATAGCACCTGTACCAATTACAAATCTAAGTCTATGATTCTTCGAATATAAGAAGTTTAATCTAGATTGTTTAGTGAGACACCCGCATTGGAGAGACCAAACCAAATTATCAGGATTAGAAAAGTATTGTATTTGAAACTTCGAATGAAAGTGAAACTGGCATACATTTTTCCCATACTGCATAGCCAATTTTAGACCCTCACTTGCCATTCCGTGAACGAAGTAACATTCTGAGCCATCACTTAATTTTAAGTTTAAATCATCTACCCATTTCCATTGGTTATCTACTTCTAAAAATTCATTATATGATCTTAAATATGCTTTTGGCATACCATGTTTTAATGCTCGTCTATAAATTAATGATGAATGATTAGAATGAAGTAATATCATTTTAGGAAATATTTTTTTAAGTTCCCAAATATATTTTTTAGATTGTCTTAATTCATCTCCAGCACTAGGAAGATCAGGGTCAGAGTCGTGCATAGATAAAGCATGTTTATCTAATTCATCTCCACCATTAATTATTAGTTCTGGTTTTAAAGTTTTTTTTAGTAATTTTAAAAAATCAAATGCTTGTGGGTGGTGTGCTGGAATATGTAAATCCGATATACATAAAATTGATTTGTAACTCATGCAATTAATACTTGTACCTATTTTTAGGTGTTTGTAAAGCCTACAGCTTTTCTAACAAAACCATAATCACATAACCCATAGCACTAATTAATGAGCCTGTGCATATTAATAAAATTCTTTCAAGTCTTTTTACTTTTTCTTCAATGACAGTTATTTTTTGATGAGTTAGTTTCTGCATTATACGACATAGCTTTTCGTGTGATTCTATTTTTTGTAATGCAGATTTACTCATTAGCTTTGATCTACTTTCTCTAGGATTAATTCAAAACCAGCACTAATTGATGATGTTGCACTAGCTTTAGCAATTAATTCTATATCTGTTTTTTCTGTAAATTTTATAGGAACAACATAATTCTTTTCTACAAATCCACCTCTTGTAGTTATAAATGCTTTTGTGTTCCAAACATTACCATTGTCTATTTCTTTAGAAATAAATCTAATTTCATTTTCTAAATCTTTAGAACTACCTAAATCTATTTGCATTAAATAAGCATTATATTTTCTTGGAATAGTATAAACACACATTAAACTTTGACCATAACCAGCACGAATTTGAGCAACAGTTGTAGATGAAACTGTTATTGTAATTGTTCCAACATTAGCAGTTCCTGTATTTGCAGTTTTCATTTCTGCTCTAAATACTCTTATAAAAGATACTGAACCAGCACTACCACCAATAGTTAAAGTTTCCTCTGCTAAATCATAATTAGAATCTAAGCCAAAAATTTTAACTGTTCCTGTATTGTCATCAGATGTATTAGAAGAAGTTGCAGTAGCTGTACCAGATGAAGATGGATAGGTATAAGTATTGTTTCCGTCCCATATTGTTTCAAAAGCACTTGTTCCAACAGCAGTATTTAATCCAAATTTATGAACACCACTAAAATTGCCAACATTACCTCTTTGAATAGATAAACCTATTGGTGCAAATGTATTGTCAAATAAACTCATTTTTTCTTTTTAGGTTTGTACTTTTTAATAGCTTGAGAAATAAATATGTTTTTATACAGAGAAACCTTTTTGCCAAACTTCTTATCAGCTTTTCTTTTAGCTGATTTATATGCTTTAGACTTTTTATTAAAAGACTTAGGTTTGCCTAATCTTTTTGGTCTAGCTTTAGCAAATATAGGTTTCTTTGTAGCCATTACTTTTTCTTCTTCTTTTTCATTTTATCTTTTTTCTTTTTAGCTGGTCTTCCTCTTTTTGAACCATAAGTTCCTTTTCCCATTGGCATAATATTCTCCTATTTGTTTGCGTTTCTCATAACACTTGCTAAACTTTCACATCTTTTTGTAGTTTGCTTGTGCCAATTACTATCTATCATTTCTTCACTAGCTTTTAAATAGTTTTTTTGTCTTAATGCAGACCACATCTTTTTGAACTTCATTACTCTTGGTTTGCCTAATTGAAAACACATTTCAACGATTACACCAAATACAATATGATTATGTTCTATTCCTTTTAATAATTCTCTAGCAGAATCTGATGCTATTTTAAAATCATTATCAAAAACTTCTTCAAGAGTTTCTTGATCGTAAGTAACACCTTTAACAAAGTTATCAGAGGGTAATACAAGATGACCATAGCCAATAGTAGCGAAACCCAAACTATCGGAATACACAGTATCCCTAAACCCCTCATGTTGTTTAATTCGTTCTTTGATTTCTTCCATAAGTTATTTCTCCAATGTTTTAGTAAGTTTAATAATTTTATCATTCATTATGCTTTAGGTATATCTAATTTCACTTTAGCAATAGCATCTTCCCAGTTAGTAGTACCATTAACTTTATCCCAGTATTGCATATCTAATTGTTCTTGTATTGATGGATAAGCAGTTGCTCTATCTCTTTGATATTCGTTAGCGTCATACTCTGCTTGTAGTTCTGTCATCTTAGCTTCTATGTCAGCTTTAGAAATAGGTGTTGTTCCATTAAACCATTGAATAGTATCTATATCTTCTGCTTGATATGTATATTCTGCATTTGGATTTATTTTTTTAATCGCTTTACCTATATTACTCATAATTTTATCCTTGTATTTCCATTGCTATAAATGTTGTTTGTGCTGCATTTTGAAAATGAATTTGTTTGTTACCATGACTTGCGATTTGAATTTTATATGTAAGTTGACTTGTGCTTGATGGACTATCAACATAAGTATATGTAGTAGTATATCTGTCACCTGCACTTGTGCCAAGAACCATATATCTTTGCGTTGTTGTAAAAATAATTGTGCTATCTCTGTAAAATCTTAATCCATGACCAGAATTAGCTGTATCAGTTTCAACATTTATTGTTGTTTGTAAAAGTATTTTGCTTGAAGTTGATGTAGGAGTAATATTTAGAGTTGCACCTGTTAAATCATGGTAAGTATCACTTGATGTAGTTTGCTGTGTACTTATCATAACTTGGTCTGTAACTTGCAAAATACTTCCTGTAGGTAACGATTTTCTTCCTAACGTAATTAATGCCATATTATAACCCCATACTCTTTAGTTCTTCATCATCTAAACCTAAGTCTTTTAGCTTTTGTCTAGCTGATGCTTTTTTGTTGATTGCTGTTTGTTCAGCGTCTTTTAATTCTTGTATCTTTGCATTTACTTCTGCTTCTGTTGGCATAGTTGCACCATCTTTAATAATCTTAATGTATTGGTATTGCATACGTTCAGAGTTAGGAATTTTATTTCCATTGTCGTCATGTGTTTTCCAACCATACCACATTCCACCATTAAAAGTTGCTAGTGCTTCTTGTAAATAATCTCTATTCATTATTGGCTATCTCCTAATCTTATGAATGTGAAATAAGTTCTATTAAAATCTGTATTTCCTTTTATATTTGCAGTAGAAACGCTTGTTGATGAGAATTTAACTCTAAAGGTACTTGCGTTTGTTACATTAACAAAATTAGATGAATGCATACTATTAGTTATATTTGATGCACTACTACCACTAATACTTTGTGTTAAACGCGCGTAACTACTTCCAGAATCTGATGAAGCATATACTTCTATAATAGCATTATCATTACCTGAATATGAAACAGTTGCATCAGTAGAAACTAAATATAATCCTGTTACTGGAAAAGTATAAATACCAGATGATAAAGACATTCCAGTTCCTATTTTAGAAAAAGTTGCATCATCAACTCTCTCTAAATTTGAAGATATTGGGTCAACATTTGTTGATAAATCAGCAGTTAATCTAAATTGGTCAGCTTCAGTAATTCCATTAGCAAAACCAGAAAACATCTTAGCACTTGAAACAGCGTTATCTCCAAGTTTAGCAGTAGTCACAGAGCCATCACTAGGTACTGTCATAACTCCTGTTCCATAATGTAAAAAGAAATTACAAACACTTGTACTTGGTATAGCAACGCCAAAGTCTATTGTTGACGAATTTACTGTGAAATTTGTTGCCTGTACAACTCCATCAATACTAATTAATAATGATTGAGCAGAGTTTGGTGTAAATGCTACTGAACCTTTTGTAATAGAATAAGAACTAGAACCATCAAAGGTAATATTATCTAGTACCTCTATGTTTGATATTTTATCTAATCCTCTGCCAAGATAAGCCATTA